TATTAGACAAAGCACCACGTCTCCTACATACTTTTGCTCCACTTTTTGTTTCATAACAACTTTTCATTCCTTGGTGTTCGCGCATATAAGGGTCGCCTAAGAATGAACCAAATTTCTGTTTTAATTCTGATAGTTGTTCATCTGTGAAGTCTTCTTTTATTAGTTCCTTTTTACACATTGCTATCATTAATATTATAAAAATAACTATAACACTCGAAAATGATAACATATCTACTTATAATAAATATTTAAAAAATAAAGATTATTTTAGTTAATTCTAGAATAATATAAAAAATAATTTTTTAGTTCTTTAGTTCGAGTACACTTGTCTTCTCGAATTTAGTTCGAGTAAGCGAGACCACCCATACCCGACATAATGCGGAGTACGTTGTAGTTGACAGCGTAGATGTTGCCACCTCCATCAGAGGTCCCTCCAATAGTTAATTGAGCGTTATCAATTCTGGAGAAATTGCAGGTGCCAGAAGGCTGGTGTTCCTCAGGTTTGAGGGCGAATGAATAGACATTAATTTGTTTGGTCATTGCTGATGTGCGGGCGGCACGGGGAAATACTTTGATACTATGAATAGTTAAATCCGCGGCATCGATGACCGCCGAATTGGTGGTCGCCTGGAGGATTTTTGTATCAAACATCATATGGTAATTGCTGTTGTTGGTGGAGCCGAGCGCGGCGCCATCTAAAATGCCCGTCACCGCGACCCGCGCCTGCGCTATCGCCACGGCGACCGCCGCATTGGTTGAACTTTCTGTGCCACCATAAGTTAATTCTAAAATATCTCCTACAACTGGTACTACGGTCAAATCAGTCTTCAGGAAAGAATATGCTGTCTCGCCGACGGTCATATCTGTGGCGTCGGTGACAAGGAATGTACCACCTAAAACCCCAGCGGTGTTGGAAACACCTTGATTAGCCCGAACTGTTGTGGTCGCCACCGCCGTCGTGCTGCTGAATGCTGCTGCTGTAAAGTGCTTGGATGCTACAGTTGGACGCGGATCTGCCCCCCGTGCTGCCTGCGGTAAATTCTGTCTAGGGATAGCAGTGTGGTGATCGTATGGTTGACGAAGCTGGAAGTATTCTTTTTCCTGAGCAGAAAAACGATCGTGACCATTTAATTTAAGTTGGTAAGTAGTTGCATCAACAACGTCGCTTGTCGGTACCCATACAAGTTCTTTAACTGGGTGGTTGAAGTTTAATTTTTTAGAACCGGTTGCCGTGGTGTATGTTTGTTTCTGTAACTGTTCAATAAGGTATTCGTGCGAAACCTGGGCGAATCTACGGCGTTCATCGGTGTCTAGGTAGATGTAATCACATACGACCTTAGCACTTGAATCAGCATTGGAGGAACCCCATTTAATCTTAAGTTTGACTTCATGGTACTGAAGAGCAATAAGTGGTAGAGCAAGACCCGGATTACGGCAGAACCAAAACTGAAGAGGAATTTGGGTTAAACCAACACCGGTGCCACCAGCGCCGCTTCCAATATCAGCCTGCATCGCCTTAAGACCAATTGCTTTAGATTCCGGAGTGGTTAATTCATTCCAAGCCTGCATCCATTCGGTGTAGTGTTTATCAATCTTCTGACCACCAATTTCTAATTCAACTTCACCTACAAGAGCAGAACCATTAGTGATAGATGCTGCTGTAGTTGTTACGTAAATTTTGTATACTAAATCACCATTTCTAGAGATAGTGACAGTTGAGGAAGCACCATTTGATGGAGTTCCCTGAAGGGTCTGTTCGATGCATTCCATCGCGAAGTTAGTGTGTCTTCTGTAGACAACTTTAAAAAAAGTAATCTGTGGGTTACCTGTTAGGTAAATATCCTGTGCGCCATAAGCTACTAGTTGCATTAATCCTCCTCCCATTTTTTTTATACTATATACCAAGAAAAAAATTTTGAAATTTTATCCTTAAAAAATAATTTAATTCTAGAAACGAAATGTTTAATTCTTTGATTCTTTTAGATTGAGAACACTTGTCTTCTCGAATTTAGTTCGAGTAAGCGAGACCACCCATACCCGACATAATGCGGAGTACGTTGTAGTTGACCGCGAAGATAGTGTTTGCAACCGGTGTGGAACCGGTATTAATTACTAACTGAGCGTTATCAATTCTCGAGAAATTGCAGGTACCAGATGGCTGATGTTCTTCTGGTTTGAGGGCAAAAGAATAGACTGCGATAGAATCTACAAACTTACCGGCACCGGCGGTAGCCAATAAACCACCAGCGCCACTGTGGTGTTGCCATACTTGGGTTCTAGTGAAATAACGGTAATCTCTAGCAGCGAAACGATCGTGACCATTTAATTTTAACTGATAAGTGGCGCCTGCTGTGCTAGATACCGCAGCGTTTAGTATTCCGTCGGCAGCATGTCCAGCACCGTCAGTCCAGATTAATTCTTTTACCGGGTGGTTGAAGTTAAGATCAGTTGAAGCCCCGACAGCAGTTAATAAAGATTGTTGCTGGACCTGTTCAATTAAATATTCGTGTGAAACCTGGGCAAACCGGCGTCTTTCATCGGTATCAAGATAGATGTAATCACAGAATAAAGTTTGTTTTACCGCTCCGTCTATAGTTGTTGAGGCGCCAAAGTTATGGTTCATTACAACTTTAACTTCGTGATACTGAAGGGCTATTAAAGGTAAGGCAAGGCCCGGATTCCGGCAGAACCAAAATTGAAGCGGGACACTATAACGGGTAGCTGCCGCGTTGTTCTGTGACACCGCTCCACCCATACCACTCATATTTTGGAAAAGCGTACCTGTGGCGGTGGTGGCGCCGGTCTGACCACAGAAAGCCGAAGGATTGGGTTCGGTTAATTCAGCCCATGTTTCCATCCATAAACCGGTGTGTTTATCAATTTTTTGCCCACCTATTTCTAATTCAATATCAGTAATAGCTGATGACATACAATTTGCTTGGGAACCCTGGGTTCCGGATACTTCTAAATACATTCTGCCGACTAAATCACCATTGCGTGAAATAGTCGCGGTGCAGCGACCGGTGGTGATAGAACTTCCGTTCCAGGTCTGTTCAATCGCTTCCATCGCGAAGTTGGTGTGTCTGCGGTAGACAACCTTGAAGAAGGTAATCTGCGGGTTACCTGTTAGGTAAATATCCTGTGCGCCATAAGCTACTAATTGCATTAATCCTCCTCCCATTTTTTTTTATACTATATACCAAGAAAATAATTTCAGAATAATACGAATAAATAAAAATTAAATTAAGTTAAAAAAACTAGAATTAAATCTTTTATATTAGTATAAAATGCCCAAGAAAAAAAACAACAAAACTAAAGTTCCAACTGAGAGTCTGAAAAATGTTGAAGAACAGTCGATTGTCACCGAAAATGTTACTGCTCTAGAATCTAAAGTTGAAGAACCTAAAGTTGAAGAACCTAAAGTTGAAGAACCAGTTCTAGAAGAAAAAGTAGAAAAACCAGTTCTAGAAGAAAAAGTAGAAAAACCTGTTCTAGAAGAACCATCTGTAAAATCGGATAATGTATGTTCGTTAAAAACAATTATTAATGTATTAGGTAAATGGTCAAATAGTGAAATTAGAAGAAGACAGGTTGAAACCTTATTAAAAGAAGGTACTGAAGTTGATGAAAACGTAGATAATATTGAAAAAACTGTTGAAGTTCTTAAATTATGGGTAACAGAAGGCGCTTCTACATTTAAAAGTCACGATCACTTTTTAAATATGGATGGATACACATTAGTTGGTGAATCTAAAAATTTATCTGAAGAAAAGAAAGTAGAATTATTAAAAACATTAACAGAATTAGTTATTAATGTTTCAAATGGAAGAATATCAAATGAAGAAAGAGATAATGTATTAAAAAATCTTTAAAATTATAATTACTTTTTTATTTAATTTACTTAATTCGAGTAAGCTAAACCGCCCATACCAGACATAATACGAAGAACATTGTAGTTGACAGCGTAGACATATACTTTACCACCAGTCTGCTCTGCGGCGGTGGTGGTGTTTGCTGCCGAATATTTACCGGTTAATTGAGCATTATCAATTCTAGAAAAGTTGCATGTTCCGGAAGGTTGATGTTCTTCAGGTTTTAGTGCAAATGAGTAAACAGCGATTGAATCATTATTAGTCGCAGACCCATATCCTGTGTGATGTTGCCATACTTGAGTTCTAGTGAAATATCTATACTCTCTTGCTTTAAAGCGATCGTGTCCATTAAGTTTAAGTTGCCAATCACCAGCTATAGGTTGTTCTGTGTAATAAGCGCTATGATCGCCGCCGACGGCGGTAATCTGCGTATTCCCGCGCCCTGTAGTAACTACCCCGGCGACGGTAGGTAATACTGAACTTATACCTCCAGTCCAAATTAATTCTTTAACCGGGTGATTAAAATTTAAATTAATCGTGGCATCAGCGCCAGCGGTTCCCGAATGTGAAGAAAATTGGAGTTGTTCAATTAAATATTCGTGCGAAACCTGGGCAAAACGACGTCTTTCATCAGTATCAAGGTAAATATAATCAGTCCATAAATCAAAAGTTTTAGTTGTAGGCGCTGTTGCTACTTCTGCATTCTCGTCAGTACCAAAGACGGCATTGGCCTCTTTCCATATTAGATATTTTAAATCTTCAAACACAATTTTTACCTTGACTTCGTGATATTGAAGTGCAATTAATGGTAAAGCTAGTCCAGGGTTGCGGCAAAACCAGAATTGAAGGGGGACAAAAATTCTACCTGTAATTACTCCAGCGTCGGTGCCAGTCCATGAAGGCGCGATCGCGGCTTCAGCAGAAGCGCCCTTTGAATTTAATCCTAAACCATTACCGACCATCTTATTATATAAAGTAGCCGACTCGCCCGATGGATTAGATTCGGTTAACTGAGACCAAACCGAGTGCCAGTGACCATAGTGCTTATCAATTTTTTGACCACCAATTTCTAATTCACATTCTTTCATTAAGCGACTTCCGTAATTAGAAACCATCGCACACTCCTCCGTGGCGGTAACTAAGTCGTGTTCTAAATACATTCTACCAACTAAATCACCATTTCTAGAGATAGTTACGGAAACTTCTTTGCCAAAATCAGCTGTTCCCGACATGGTCTGTACGATCGATTCCATCGCGAAGTTGGTGTGTCTGCGGTAGACAACCTTGAAGAAGGTAATCTGTGGGTTACCTGTTAGGTAAATATCCTGTGCGCCATAAGCTACTAGTTGCATTAATCCTCCTCCCATTTTTTTTATACTATATACCAAGAAAATAATTTCAGAATAATACGAATTAATTTTAATACATTATTTTTTAAATCTAATCTTTAATTAAATGGCGAAGGATGATGATACCAGTTGTTTAGTATATAGAATAAAAGATAAAATAGAAAGTGCTAGTGAGGATGATGAAGTTGGTACTGAAATGTTTAATTATCAATTTACTAGAATCATAAAAAACAAGGGAGAAGTATATAATGTTTTACGGGATGATGATGAAAAAAAGAAAAAAATTAATGACGAATTACTTAGTTTTCTAGAAAGTTCATGTAAATCTAAACATTCGGAATACATTATTATTTGTTTGTATGCTA